TCTTGTTGGTGGCTCTGTCAGGGATGCCTTGATGAACAAAGAGCCAAAAGACTTGGACGTTGCAACCAACGCTCTTCCTGATGACGTCATCGCAATTCTTCGACAGAATCCGCAATACAAAATCCTGGAAGTCGGTAAGTCCTTTGGTGTCGTGAAGGTAATCACGCCGGAAGGAAACGAATATGAGATTGCAACGTTTCGACAAGATAGTTATGCTCAAAGTGAAACCAAGGACGATTTTGTGAAGTTTGTTAGAGCGAAAGGGCCCCAATATGAAGAAAGGCTTCGTCTATTCTTTGATATGTCCAAAAACTTCTGATGTCCGCTATGTCGGAATAACTATTGGAAAACTTGCCTATCGACTGTCTAAGCATAAGAAAGATGCTAGTAAAAAAGGACACACCCATAAAATCAACTGGCTACGACAGTTAGAAAAAGAAAACCTTCTTGAACGTCTTGAAATAAGCGTAATTGAAGAAGTAAATGCTGCTCTCTTAGGTGAACGAGAAGCCTATTGGATCTCATATTTTCGTTCTGTTGGGTTTGATTTAGTCAACACTGCTCCTGGAGGTTCAACAGGATCAAAGGGTTACAAACATTCATTAGAAGTTCGAAAGAGAATTGGAGAGGCAGTTGCGAAGCGTCAAACAGGAAAAAAGCTCTCGACAGAACATCGAGAAAAAATTTCACGTTCCTTGATTGGAACGAAAAGAAGAGTTGGCAAGTTTCATACTGCCGAAACAAAGAAACAAATTTCTGAGGCTCTACAAGGTCGTCAGGCTTGGAATGAAAAACCTGTATGCCAATTTGATAAATTGGGAACCTTTGTGAATACCTGGAAAAGCATTACAGAGGCAGCAAGAAGTCTCGGTCTGAGTCAAGGCAATATTAGTGAAGTGATTGCGGGTAAGCGAAAGACTTGTGGCGGGTTTATTTGGAAATTTTAATAGTCTCACGGGAGCTACACAACCCGTTAACCTATTCATTCTCCTAGGAAGGAATATTTATCAAAATGAAAACCTGGCAAGAAATAGCAAAGCAACTTTTTCCTCATGAATTTAAAGAGTTTCAAAAGCTTAAAGGCCGCCGACCTGATGCAGTTGAGTTTACCGGAATAGAGCAGGACGTTGCTAGAAGAGACCTGACGATGAACGCATTGTTCTACGACATAGAGAACAAGGAGATTGTGGATTATGTTGGAGGAATTGCAGACATTGAAAATGGCATTGTACGAACGGTTGGAGACCCTAGTGCACGATTTGACGAAGACAGACTTAGGATACTTCGAGCCTTGCGTTTTGCTGGGCGGCTTGGTACTAAGTTGGACCCAGCCACGGCAAGTGCGATCAAAACTGACAACTCGCTTTCGCAGGTTTCCGGCGAAAGAATACGGGATGAGTTCCTCAAAGGAATAAAGAGCGCAAAGAGCGTCGTCTATTTCCTGTCTCTGATAACGGAGTTTGATTTATGGCCGCAAGTCTTGCCAGGCTTGCAGATCAACAAAGACTTCAAAGAGACCAAGAATGTACCAGTGCAATTGAGTCTCTTGCTAAGAGACAATGAACATAAGAAGGTTTCGAATCAGTTGAATGCATCGAAATACTCTGCTGACGAGGTCTCACAGGTTTCATTCTTGGTCTTGTTTCAAGGTCTTATTCCTGAGACGGCTTTCAAGTTGAAAAAGCTATTCAAAGTCTCTAAGCTCACAAACAAGGACTTGTTGGAGTTTGCTAAGTTTGGTGGCAAGCCAGAACAACGCCTACTGTCAGCATTCCTCAAATACGAGCCAAGCATTACTGGAGCAGAGCTTCAAGCCAGAGGCTTGTCTGGTCAAGAGCTTGGTAAGGAAATGGAAAGACTAGAGACTGAGAAATTCAAGTCTCTCTTGTGACATAAAAAAGAAGAAGAAGGCATATGACATATACAGCAGTCGTACTTGATGACAAGTCTCATGCTAGATTGGTTGAGATTTTTGGTCCTACTTGGGAAGATGAGCGTGGTTGGGAAACCATTGCTCACCACATGACTATGAACATGGGAAACATAAAGCCTGGATGGCAACACTGGCTTGGTAAGACGGTTTCGTTGAAAGTTGTTGCCTATGCTGGTAACAATAAAGTGAAGGCTGTTCAAGTTGAGGCTTCTGTTCCCACTGACAACAAGATTGCTCATGTTACCTTGGCAGTCAATAGAGGTAATGGTGGAAAGCCGGTTATGAGTAATCAACTCACCAACTGGTCTCCTGTTAAAAACGAAATCTATCTGTCAGGTGTAGTTGAGGAAGTTACGTAAGAGTTCGTCGCCCATAGTTAAAATGATGGGGTGACAAATGAAAAATGACAAAGGAAGGGTGCCTCTGCGCACTCACCGATTTTTGGTTGGTTTGCTTTTGCTTGGTTTGATGCTTAACTTGAGTTGTTACAACGCACTGAATTCTAGACCGACAGAGATAAACCTAGCAACAAATCCAGACGCCGTTGAAAGAGTGATTCAATCAACTGTCGCCTTTGTAAGACCCCGAAGCAGTTCTTCACCAGAACAATCTGTATACTGCTCGGGGTTTTTCATTTCTCCTAGACGGATAGTTTCGGCTACGCACTGTTTTCAATATCTAAGCGAAGGTTCCGTAACAACTGCGGATGGCATGCTTGTTATTATTCCATCTATAGAGAACATGGTTGGTGAAGAGGTGTTCTGCATTCGCTATGGAGGCATGGACTTGCTTACCAATCGAGTAGTTGCTGAACCAGATACGGCGGAAATTCTGTTCGTAAGTTCACGTCACGACGTTGCTCTTCTTGAATTGACAGAGTCTGGTATCCGCTCAGACTTCTATGTTCCTTTGGCTTCAGAGCATCCTCGTGTAGGAGAACCTGTCTATGGCGTAGGTCATCCTCTCATGTTGGCTTGGACATTCACCACAGGAATAGTCTCAAGGTGTATCTTTGACAGAATTGGCTCTAGTAATCTCTATGTCGTTCAGGCAACTGCTGAAATTTCGCCTGGAACCTCTGGAGGTCCTCTGTTTAACTCTCATGGTGAAGTCATTGGAATGGCGGATGCATTTGCTGCCGATAATCATCATCTTGGTATGTTTGTGGCTTATCCACGAATTCAAAGGACGATTAGAGATTATTGGTTTACCAGAGCCGTAATTACAATGTCACAAGCAGGATCACTTGAGGAAATTGATGATGAAACAGAATGCGATCATGAAGTTGAATCGTGCACTACGGACAGCAGTGTGGCAGGAAGCGATTGAAGGTATACAAGAACAGAATGCTCTTGCTGCCGGCAATGTAGCTGCGACTTCTACCGGCGGCAAGGCGCCGAAAGAAGACTTGCTCTGGAGTAATCCAACTGTAACGACAGAAGCTTCTTCCCTCGAAGAGGCAAACACGATGGGTGGTCTCTATGGGTTTTCTCTGACTGGAGACGGTGAAATTGATGGCACGATGGACGATCCCGATCCAGACCAGAATGGTCACCAAAAGGACAAGAAAAACAAGAAGAGAAAGTCACCTGAAAAAAAGAAGAATCCTACAGCCGAGATAATGTGGGGTGGTGATGTAAAGCCTGGAGAGTTGACACGGCTAAAGTATACCGCTCTAGAGGAGTCTCTTTCTCCTGAAAGAAGAGAAAGCGGCACCGCTGATAACAATGTCAGGATCACGTTAGAGAAAAAGCTCGATCCAAGATCGGTTGAAGTTATCAAGGACTTCATTCGCTTCTGCCAAGATAAGCTTCGAATCAAGAAATACCCTCATATCTTCCTTCATGCAAAGAAGAAGCCAAACATGACGACTGGCTCCTATATGATGGATGACAATACACTGCACGTCCTTGTTGGCAAAAGGCTTGTCATGGATGTTCTCAGGACCATTGCACACGAGCTTACTCACAGGAAGCAGCACGAGACTGGTCTTCTTGATCAGGAGCTTGCTAAACAAGATCCGTTGGATGAAATGGGCGACTTGAATACTGTCTATGAAAACGAAGCCTATGAAAAGGCCGGGAACTTCGTAAAGGAGTTTGCTCGTCGATACAAGAAGTTTTCCAAGGAAGAGCTTTATTCGTTGAGTGAGTCAAAGGCAGGGAAAAACAAGACAGTGTATCAGTCTAAGTTAGACTAGTTTCCATAAAAATCCTGCATATGGTCTGGATTTTTTGATAGCGACTGATATCGAGCTGTTGTCAACATTAAGCTGTCTTGCGGCCTCGCACATATTTTTGTATGAAGCGACAAATGTGCCAGAAAGCGTAAATTGCTGGACTGCCTTTCCACTACGCAAACCAGTGTCGGTTCTCTTGAGATTTAAACTAGAGACGTTAACAAGAACTCCATTGAGAATATCTGGGTCGTCAATCCAACGCCAATAAAATCCGCCAACAATACGGCCCTTATGTTTGTTTGCTGAATGTGATATATTTCTCCAAACCCTTATTCCAAGACCAAGGCCTGCTTGCCTGGTTGATGGCCATTGTCCAATAATTTTTCCTGTTATTGGATCAATTTGATATACTGATTTTGAGGTTGCTTTTCCGCCCGGATTATTCTCACGTAGCTTTTGTTTGTGCTCTTCAGTATGAAGTATACTTCCGCCTTCACCGCCATCTGTAAGGTTAGTTAAGATACCAGTTTTGTTATCTTTGCGACCATATTTGGTAATGAGTTTTTTCTCTTGCTCAAAGCATTCGTTCTCATTGTCGGACGTATAGACAATGTCTATTATCACATTCTTATTCTCTCTAAGAATTTTCTTGATGGTATTTGTCTTATATTTGTTTTTAGAGCGATTTAACATCGCTTCTTTAAAATGATCCAAATAACGTTGCTCAGTTCCCTTTCCGACATAAAAGGGCTTGTTGATTATTGGATTTATGAGAACATATGTGTAATATCGATACTTAGTTAATATTTGTCCTGTAAGTGTATACATCATTTATCTCTTCAAAGTATACTGATACATCAATAAAAGAAAGTATAACAGTGAAACGTTCTGAAATTACAATTTTTTTGGATCAAGATGGAGTTTTGGCCGATTTTGATGGCAGAGTTGAAAAGGATCAAACTTCACAGGCACTTAAGGCAAAGTGGCAAAAGGTAGCAGAAAAGCACGGCCGTCCCGATTTGGCTCTCCTCAAGAAGGACGACCTAAAAAAGGTCTTTGCTGGTCCGCAGACAGATCCAGGAATGATAGAGATGAAAAAGGCTTGGAATGCATATAGCAACTACACCTTCTCTCTAGCACAAAAGGAAGGCTTCTTTAGGAACCTGGAAGAGATGCCTGGCGCTGTGGAGTTGGCAGAGTTGGCATTTCAGCTTACAGGAAATAAGCCTCATATTCTCACGGCTCCAATTGAAAGCAATCCAAAATGTAAGGATGAGAAGGAAGAGTGGGTCAAGGTTCATTTGCCCGGACTATATGACAAGTTTATCTGCACGAAAGACAAGCATCTTCACGCTAGCCCAAATGCCATTTTGATTGATGACAGGCCAAAGTACGTCAAGCCATTTGAAGAGGCGGGCGGTCACGTTGTCTTCTACAAGAACTTCAAGCAGGCTGCGTCTGACTTGAAGAAGCTTGTTGCTGAGCTGATATCCTCTTCTTCTTCCAAGGAAGAAGAGAGCCTTCTTGAGGATGCCATAACCGAAATGGTCAAGCTTGAGTTTGCCTCGTTTTCTGAAAACGTTCTGGATAAGATGGGAAAGAAGAAGGTAGCTTCTTCCATGCGCAAGGGTTCTGTGACAGGGCCCGTTTATACGGAATTCCCAAGCAGCAAAGAAAAGAAGGTTGTCAAGCAGGTATCGAAAAACCTTCACCGAAAACCTTTTTCCGATCATCCTCCTATGATGGGCATTTCCCACAATAAAGGGAAGAAGAAATAAAGGCATACAAATGCTGCCTGACATTGTCTCCAAAATGCTTGGAAACCTGTTTTCTTCTTTTGGTAAGTCTGCCTCTTCTTCGTCTGACAAGAAGAAGAAAGGGCTTAAAGATTTATCCGTAGGAGACTACATTAGTCTCCGCTTCAAAGACCCAAGAAAACTTGGTTTGATTGACCCTTCCAATTCTCTGACAAAGAGATATGATCCAGAAGACTTGGAGACTCGATTGCTGATAGGAGTTATCTCTAGAATATTCCAATCTAGTGGACTAACCTTTTTCGAGCTTGGAGTTATCAAGATGGTAAATGGCCAAAGGAAAGAGCGCATTTACACCTTGATGGAAGACGATATAGAAGAGATAAAGGTATTACAAGCGCATGACGACAGCAACAACAAGAAAAACTCACAACAAAGGCAGTAACAATAAAGTGGAGATGGTGGGTCACTATGGAAGTGATTTGACACACGCCCTAAGTGCCTGGACATCAACAACAAGAGACTTGGATATTCCAGACAAGAATGGAGTTACGAAAAGACAGCGTGTGGATGTTGTCTTGAGTACACTTGCCTCCAACCATCATGAGACTCCATTTGAGAAATCAAGTCTTCACTTCCTTGTGACTACGGAAATTGCTACACACATTCAGTTGCTCAAGCATCGAATTGGTGTAAGTCTGAATGGTGAATCAGCTCGATATAAGGAACTCAAGGACGACAAATACTATGTTCCACAAGATTGGAGCAAAGAGGAACAAGAGAGGTATATCTCCTTTATGGAGAATGCCTTGAAAGAATATCACGAAACAATGGCCCGCTTAGTCAAGGCTGGAATGTCAAAGACAAGAGCGAAAGAGAGTGCCAGGTTTTACTTGCCATATGGAAATCAAATCACGGCCGACGTGATGTTCAATTTCCGTTCATTCGTTCATTTCCTCAGACTAAGGTACTCTACGCACGCTCAGGCTGAGATAAGACAATTGGCCGGCGAAATGCTCCAGCAAGTTATTGATTTGCCAGGCAAGCCTTTCAAGTTAACTCTAGAGGCCTTTGGTCTGGTTGACGAACATGGGAATAAGGTTCCTCCATTTGAGGACTGAATAAAGGGGCGAATGATGACCAAATACAAAGAGCTAGCAGAGAAGATTGGAGCCTTGGTTGATGAAAAGAACAAGGCATATGGAAACAGCTTTGATCAAGCTGGTGAGTTTCTTAGGCTTCTGTATCCAAATGGTATACCGCCTGAGAAGTATACCGACATGCTTTGCATCATTCGTATCTTTGACAAGCTTAAGAGAATAGCAACAAAGAAGGATGCGTTTGGAGAGAGTCCTTACCAAGATATCGTTGGTTACGGCTTGCTAGGCCTTGACAAGGATAACAGAGCAAGAACTAAAGCGGAAGTTCTAAGCAAGATAACTGAACAGGTTGAAAAAGAGGAAGAAGACGAGGAGTATGCAGTCCTCTCGGAAGAAGAGCTTAGCGCCACGGGAGGAGAAGAGAGTAAGGAGGATGGTTCTGGCGATGAACCAACCTTTCTCAAACCTGAACCTAACCAGCCCGCTCTTCTACAAGACAGTTTGGCGGAGAAGACCGCAGAGGTAAGTGCGGGTGGAAATGTTGACGTCAACTGCGTGATCTGCAAAGAGTTCGTTGCGAATGTTCCCGTTGAATTTGCAGAGACTCAAAAACTGTTTGCGCACGAGAAGTGCTACAACAACGCTCGTAAAATATAGTTTAAAGTCGGTTTCTGACCTGTCATCATCGTCAGATGACAACGAAACCTACATTCAAACTTGAAGACCACTATCGGGGCAGTCATACTTGGCTTCCTTCTAGGACCATCTTTTTGACGGTTCATGGAAGCCAGGCGTATGGCACCAATTCTCCTACAAGTGACTTGGACGTCAAGGGAGTTGTTATTCCTACCAAGGAATACTTCCTTGGCTTCAACAAGAAATTCGAGCAGGCCGAAATCAAGGGAGACCCGGACGTCGTGATTTATGACATCCGTAAGTTCTTCTCTTTGGCATCTGCAAACAACCCAAACATCATTGAGGTCTTGTTTACTGACCAAACAGATTGGCTTGTCACAAGCAACATCTTTGACAAGCTGTATCAGCATCGGCACGAGTTCCTTTCTGGAAAGGCAATGCAAACCTTCACTGGTTATGCAATTGCACAACTCAAGCGAATTCGGACTCACAAAGAGTGGCTTCTAAAGCCACCAACTCACAAGCCTACTCGTGAGGAGTTTGGTTTGAGTTTGGCCAATGCGGCGGTCAATGCGACCGACATGGGAGCTTTTGATAAGCTTCTCGAAGAAGGTCATACGTTTGATGTGAACGTCATGAGCATCCTTCGCAAGGAAAAGGAATACTCGAACGCTCTTCTTCACTGGAACCAGTACCAGGAATGGAAGAAGAACAGAAACGAGAAGCGTGCGGATCTGGAAGCCAAGTTTGGCTATGACACGAAGCACGCTATGCATCTTGTTCGTTTGCTGCGAATGGCAAAGGAAATCCTCCTGGAAGGAAAGGTCAATGTAAAGAGGCCGGATTCTGAGGAACTCAAGTCTATTCGGGCGGGAGCTTTGTCTTATGACGAACTCATGGCCTTTGCGCAGACACAAGATGCAGAGATTCGTTCCTTGAAGTCGGTTCTGCCGAAAGAGCCTGACTATGAGAAGCTTGACCAGCTTCTCGTGGAACTCATCGAAATGTCCTTTGATGAGGGAGTCATTCAGAGCACGAGAAGCACTACCTGATCAACAAAGAAGAGTCTGGTAGAAATAAGGCGGGTCTCAGCCCGCCTTATCTATTTAAGGACGTGTTAGCTACACTGATTCTAGATTGAGTGAATAACAATAGAAGAAGAAGAGGAACTCCATGGAAGACAAGAATAAGGTTCAAATTGGGCTGTTTGTTGGCATTGCAGCAATAGCTTTTATTGGCTTGGTATATGCTATTGCGACGGCATATTACGGAAGCGGACCAGCAAGCGAAGCTGGTCTTAGTTCTGTTTGCTGGAATGCCTCTGGCGTTGCCACGTATGACGTTTCTACTTGCACAGATCCACAGGAGCTGCGTTGGTCCAGGGACTCAATGCCTCTATCTGTCAGAACAACCAATGGGGCTAGAGAGTCAGCACTTCAAGGTGCCATTGACTTAATCAATACGCAAGTAGGTTGCCAAATTCTTGTCTTAGACTCTGGACGACAACCTGAGACAGATGGATTTGACGTTCTTGTTTCGTTTGACGTTCCAATGACGTCAGGCCAAGATCATCCAGGCGGCTCTACTCAGATAAGAAGAGATGCCCTCTCTAGACAGAGAGTCTACATTGACGTCTACGCCTCGGCCTTGAATGCCGATATGCTTCACAAGGTTCTCGTTCATGAGCTAGGTCATGGCCTTGGACTTGCACATGATGACTGGGAAGGTTCTATCATGCGCCCAGTGCAATTGCAGGAAGTTGAGTTTGTCAGACTGTCTGATGCCGATCAACGTCTCTTAGCGGAGTTGTATTGTGCGCAATGATGAGGACGACTTAGCCAATGAGGAAAAAGAAGAGCTGGTATACGTTCATGACGACTATCAGAACTCAATGTTAGGCTTTGTCCTTGCGGTCTACGTATTCCTGATTTGGTTTTTAGTATACTAGTGTAATCCTCCTGAGTAACCTGCTACCCTGGAATTAGGAGGAAATGGAAAATGTCTAAGAAGGCCCCGTTCATTCAGCCCACGCTCTTTACTGTAGTCTACCAGGAATGGGAGGAATCGGAAAGAGGTTGGGGACGGCGAAATGATGGCTACACGCTTCATCTGACGAAGGCAGATTGCCTTGAGTATATCAAGGCTGAGGATGAGAGAGAAAAGGAGCGCAATCCCTCTGGTGAGGTACCGGATTGCTATACTTTTGCTTCTGGCACCCCACAGCCTATTGACGTAGAGATTGATGTTCTGAATAAGCTCACCGAGCTGCGAAAGCAGGGCGTTCTCGGTCATTGGGTCATGAAGCTTCCTAAGCCTCGCATTCAGGAAGAAGCGGAACGGCTTGCTGAGCAAAAGAAGCAGCTTGAAGCTGAGGCTGCAAAACAGCGCCTGGAAAACCTTCGAAAGTCTGCTCTGGAGAAGCTCACCGCAGAGGAAAGAGAGGTCCTAGGGCTTAAGGATGAAAGTAAGCCGGCTCCGAATTACGATCCGAATCGAGGTTGGCGCTATATCTGAGCGACTTTGCTGATACATCATTTCTCTTTCTTGCTACTCTTCCTTACAAAGAGTGAGGAATTATGGAAGAAAAAGAAGTGAAAGTAGATGATGGTGCTGGTACTCAAGAGCCTGAGAAAAAATACTTCAAGATGAACGACGATCTTATCGGCATGATAAGAGAACTTGTGCAACTTGCTCTGCTCACTGGTACGAACATCGTCGACCATCTTCGAGCAATTGTGATCGAGGTCGCCCCTCACGACAAGCGTTTCGTGACGGTCGCTCCTGAGTACGTCGAGGCGTACAACAAAATGGTCGAGGATCTCAACCGTCAGGCCGAAGAGAAGTACGCAGAAATGCAGAAAGAAGCCGAGGAAGGCTACCTTGTCCTTGAGGCACCGTCCGTGAATGGTGACGATGACCCCGGAGCTGCGAACTAAGCCAGCCCTTCCTAGACCCATGCCGCACGTTGAACCCGCTGAACTGCCCAAATTCAGCGGGTTTTTATTTGGTTTAAACCTGCCCCTGGATGTGCTACATTTAAAGTATGAAGAACACGAACTGGCAGCGTAACGAGACGGTCGTTCACACGGTTGTTTACGAGCGGGATGGCGTGAAGAAGTGGGCCTCCGTTCGTGCACACGACTGCGATGAGGCTCAGCACCTCTTCGAGAGCGAAATGGCCGAGGACGGCATCGACGTCTTCACGGTGCTGGACGTGTTCGTCACCAGCGATATGTGAGAACCATGGTCTCCCGTTTTCAAATTGAAATTGGTGAGGCCGTGGTCTTGCGTACCTGGGCCGGGCCCACCATTCCCCTGACGCTGGTAACGATAGCAGAAGAAACAGCGCTGAATATTACGGTGATGCGGGGCCAAATAGCCAATTGGGTTGCTGGCGGAAAAACTTTCTCTGACAGATTCACGGAGGTGCCGAATGGCACCTCCGTCTTTGTCGTTGACGTTCTTGTAAACGAGCAAAAGTACATCATACTGATTGATGAGCGCTGTTACAGCGTCAATGACGTGTTTCTTTATCCTCTTTCTGAGGATTGAACGTATGGACCCTCTGAATGTCGGCGACATAGTAAAGATCAAGCGCTGGGGCTGGATGCAAGACTGCGAGCCGGTGCGGCTTCTCTGTCTACAGATGGTCGGCAATGAGGATCTTTACGCTTTCCGTTCTCGGATAGGAGGGCCGCACTGGCACTGGCAATCAATAAAGGCCCTCACTGGGGGAGTGGCCGCTGTCGATATAACGACGCACACTACGGGATTAGTGATCGACTTGCTCCACGGCGGCAATTGTGTCATGCTTGTGAATGAGCAATTTGTGTTAGTGGGCGAGGATCTCTTACAGCTGGAAACGTATGGAAGCTAAGGACAAACACCACCAAATTGGTGACTGTGTCATCCTGGGTACGCCTGGTGTACCTTACGTCCATGGTACGGCTGTACGAAGGATCCTTCCCGGAGAAATCCCCTTGTTTAAGGGGACGGTTTCTGCTTGGATCGAAGCAGGTAGAACTTATAACCACATGTCTTTGCCTTCTGGCAAGCTGGCTTTGGTTATTGACGTAGTCGGTGAGCTTAACTCACTCATAACCAATCCCAAAGACCTGATCTTGGGAGAACAGAACCACATCCATTACTCTCTATGTGATGGTGTTAACGGCGACTGGCAGCGAAAAAGAGATTTCGCTGGTTTCGGTTTGAGAATAGCTAGCCTTCTGGAGCCTGGAGTGACAGCTATTATTCTTGACAAATTGTTTGATCCCGTTGATAACGTCGTGGTTCATTTCGACGGCTGGACGTTCAATATCAACGTCTGCTTTCTAGACAGACTCGAACCTTTTTCTCTGCCAGAAAAAAATGGCAATGGCCTTTGTGATTTCTGAGCACCGCCTGAGTGAATGCTGGTAACATGAGCGTCACATATCCCAAATATAAGCCTGGTGACACGGTCTTTGCTGCACCCGATAAGTCAAGAGGAGGTAGAGTATCTCTGCCGGCGCCCGGTGGCTGGCGAGCTCCAATTGTCATCAGGGAGCAACATAAGGGTTCCGGTGTAACGCTTTGGCAAAAGCATCGTATTAGTGGTGCGCCTGAGTTTTATCAGGTTTTACCGAATTCGATCATGACCGTCGTTGACGTTTTGGCGGATGAAGATGATGTCTACATCTGTCTGATTGACAACAAGACAATCATGGTCCATGCATGGATAATGTCAGAATCACCGGCCGAAGAGAATGAGGCTGATAAGTGATGGAAGTCGGTAGCATTGTAGTTTTGCGACCCAATTTCCGAACACGGTTGCGTATGAAGGTTCATCGCCTGATGAAAGCAGATGAGGCGGAAACTTATCACGACACGTGCGTATATGGAGATTGGTTTGTTGCGAGGCTCAGCCCCGCCTTAATTAATATGAGCCTTGTAGGTGAAGATCCTTTGTTTGTACTTGATTGCATTGAACCCTCTTGGATAGTTGTGTTCCACGCAGAGCAAGGACTGTTTCTCTTAGGTAGCTTTGAAGTGATGGAAGCTTCCATGAGTCAATCCTCTGATGAGGTAACACCATGACATTCAAGGTCGGCGATCTCGTCAAGTTCAAAGATCCCTCTAAATGGGTCGACGATAAGCGATTCAAGCTTCAATACTTGTCTGAGGTCGGCCGATGGGAATTTTGTCATGACGCTTCCAATAAGATTGTCTACGCCGAGATAGGCGACTACATCTATAGTCCTTTGTTTGTAATTGGAGTTATATCCAACAAATTGGTTGTTCTTCTCTTTGGTGAAAACGCTATATACATTTCTACATCGTACCTAGTCAAGTTCGACGAAAACGAATGAGGATGTAAGCATGCTGACAGCAACAAAAGCAAGGAAGAAGACAGTCTCAGCAGAGGAGGCTTCGACGCTTTTCTTCTTTCTCAGAAACTCCTACCTGAGTTGGGGAAGGTTGTCTTTGGTGGCACCCACGACGGGAGCGCAGCGTGCATCCGGCAACTCGATTCCCTCGGAGCGGTGGATCTTTGTTCCTCCTGGTGGCCGACCGTACGGTTTAAACATTCAACATCTGGTTCCTTCGAAAAATCTTGCAGGCCTGCCTCTTCTCTACCTAGACTCCATCGAGTACAACGGTTTCAGCTTCTACATCGTCCTAGACGGAACGTACGGATGCCTGATGGTTCCAAATTGGGCGCTGACCACAGATGTAGCTCTGTCAAGTGACACTTAATAAGGCGTTTTAATTCAGTTTAAATCCGTCCCCGGACCTGCTACTATAATTGTATAGGCACTGCGACCCCAACAAGTGGAGGTTCCCATGACGAGCGTACAGGTTGGCGACGAGGTTCGGATCACGAAGGCCCACGACCCTTACCAGGGCAAGGTCGGCAGGGTCTATGCTCGTTGGGAAGGCCTCTCGGGTTCCGTTTGGGTGAAGGTCATCTTCGATGATCTCGCCAAGGGTCTCTATGAGAGCACGGCTCTCGACGTCAAGAGCTACGATCACATGATCGAGATCGCCGACGAAATGTCGTATCGCTGATCCTCAGAAAAGAGTAAAAGAGCATGAGTGCATGGATTTTGTTTCTTGACGATCTTCGCTCTCTGAGCACAGAGCAGCGAGCCTACCTTTCGACCAAGCCCGGCTCTGCTTTGCAGATCGCACGTTCATCGGCCGATGCACAGGCCTGCGTCGAGGCTCTTGGTATGCCGGAGCACATGATGCTCGACCACGACCTTGGTGGCGAAGACACCGTGATGCGTTTTCTTTCGTGGCTGGCGTATGAGTACGCACCTGCGAATGGCGTAACATCACTTCCGACCTATTCGATTCATTCGGATAATCCGGTCGGGCGCAGCAACATTCAGAGTTTCATGACGTCTTGGCGACGTTCGTTCGGAATGGCTTGAATCTCTCGTAACAAGGAACATGGACATGGATACTTCGAAGCTGCTACGCAAGGGTGAGACCGTGAAGGATGTGTCGGGCGCCGAGATCACGGTCCTCGACACGGCACTCGATTTCAATCAGCGCCTATCGAGTGCGCATGAAGAGCGGCGACAAGAATTCGGTCGAGTGGATTTCGCAGGCTGAGATGCGCTATCTCACCTCGATCAACTAAACTGGTGAGGTAGAGAGAATGTGGGCTGTAATTGCACTGATTACCTTAATTCTGACTGTGGGTTACTTTGTATGGCGTATTCGTGAGCTTGTTGAATTGGCGAGACGAATTCACAGCGAGCCCGATGATGCGCCGTCAGGATATCGGAGCGCAAGCTCTATGGGATCTTCTTCGAGAGAAGAAAAGCCAGAACCAAGAGATATCGTAAGAATCTACGGTGAACTTTGGTTTAATCGGGCAACAGCCAAAGCTTGGAAACGAACGACTTTACAGTCAGTAATAGACGGCAGTAACTCAATCCTATACCTCACTGATGATGGGAAGTGGGTTTACAAAGAAGACACGATGAGATCGAGACCAGCGACAGATTATCGAATCTGGTCAAATCAGGAAGCCTGGCAATGGTTTTTGAACACTCGTTTTACCAATCAGGCGCCCGATTTCTTGATTGAGTTGATGAAGGCTGGTAAGCGGTAATTTGGTATATTTCTGCCGCTTGAAGTGCTAGACTGAGTCTAGGAGAGATGACGAAAATGAAGATTACTTGGCTCACCGACACGCACCTGGATTTCATCCATATCCTTAAGCTCAAGGCTTTCTGCCAGCAGATCAAGGCGGATGAAAGCTCGGCTGTCGTGATCACCGGCGACATTTCCAACGGAAAGCTGCTGGATCTTCATCTTCTTGCTCTGGCAGAAGAGCTTGCCCCAAAGCCCGTTTTCTTTGTTTGCGGCAATCATGACTACTACGGCAGCTCTCTTGAGACTGTGCGTACTCTTCTGAGGGAGAAGCATGTTTTCCCTGACCATGAGAAGGGCTGGGAAGTGGAAGGCGAGATCATGCTTCCGCATGGTGCTTACTGGCTTGGTGCCAGTGGAGTGATTCCTCTGACGAAGGATATTGCTCTGGTTGGACACGATGGTTGGTATGATGGGCAGTACGCCGATTGGTTTCGTAGCCAGGTTTGGTTGAACGACTACCAGCTTATTCAGGAGCTTGCACGAGCAGGAACCAAGCCGCTGATTTACAACAAGATCAACGAGCTGGCACGTGAAGGCGCAGAGTACGTTACTGCACAGATCACCAAGGCCTTTCAGGATGGATTCCGTAAGGTTGTCGTCCTGACTCATGTTCCTCCGTTTCCCGAGAATGCTGTCTACAACGGCAAGGTGAGCGATGAGCACTGGCTTCCTCACTTCTCCTCGGCACGGATGGGTAACGCTCTGCTCGATATCATGAGCGCTCACGAGAATCAGAACAAGGAGCTCCTTGTTCTTTGTGGTCATTCGCATGGAAGTGCTGTGTACCAGCCGCTTCCCAATTTGACCGTGCGCACCGGAGAAGCCGAGTACAGGCGGTGCCAGGTTGTGGATACGTTCGAAATCTGAGAAAGAAAATGAGCAATCAGACAATCATAATTGGCGACGTACACGGTTGCCTTGACGAGCTAAAGGAGCTTTTGGATGCTTGTGCTTTCCTGCGTGGAAAGGATAGATGTATACTGGCGGGCGATTTAATCGATCGTGGCCCAGACAGTCCTGGGGTTGTGCGTTTTGCACGAGATATTGGTGCAGAAGTCATTGCAGGAAATCATGAAGTAAAGCTTTGCCGTCGTCAGCGGCACATGATGTCCATGAAGATGAATCCGCTCTACAAGAATCCAATGAAGCCCTCAGAGGATCAGGAGCGGACCATTGAAGCCCTGGATTACTCCGATATCTCCTGGCTTCGTTTCCTTCCTACTTACGTTTCTCTGCCGGAGTTCAACATAAACGTTGTGCATGCCGGTGTTGTCAATGACGTACCGATTCATGAGCAGACTCGTGAAGTCCTCACCATGATTCGTTATATTGACGAGAAGACGGACAAGATGGTTCCGATGGAGATGCCCGGATTCAAGCAGCCAGCGGGCAGTCTCTATTGGGCAGATATCTACCGTGGCTCGACGGATATTGTCTACGGTCACAATGTCATTGATCTCGTGAATCCTGTGATCACGGAGAATGATTCGGGTGGGCGGACCTATGGAATCGACCAGGGTTGTGTCTTCGGTGGGCGCCTCACGGCACTCATTCTGGACCCTGACAAGCCTTTCGAGCGTTCGTTCGTTCAGGTTCAGGCAAAGAAGGCATACAAGGTATATGGTGGCAGCGTCACTGAGTAAGTCTCTCTAGACCAGTTTACCATATTTCTTCACAAGTCCCCTCAAAGCAATAAGGTCCGTACGCCATATCCAGGCTGTACGGACCTCTGCATTTAAGGCGTGCGAATTTGAACGATAGATGAAGTTCTCTTTGCTGAATCTGTCTATCTCAAAGTTCCTGAGTCCAATGACGCACTTCTGCCAATCTCCAGAATGCTTTTCGCTACCTTCGCTGTCTTTTTCCTCAGCCGAATGCACAAATAGACATGAAAGGACTCTGAGCGGAATCTGACCAAGACCTGACTTTATGCTGTACCATGGTAATTT